GCCAGCTCGCGGATGCGGTCCGCCTGCCCCTGATAGTCGAGCCCGTTGAGCTTGTACTTGTCGAGGATCCGGAACTTGCCGACCCCGGCGCGTTCGGGCGGGGCGATGATCGCCAGCGCGGCGTCGTCGCGGCCCTGTTTGTTCGGATCATACCCCAGCCACACCGGCCGATCGCCGAACGGGCGCAGCCCGGGCACCTCGACATGCGCCGGATGGAAGTCGCGCCAGGAGTAGAAGCTGTCGACCAGCGCCCCGCGCAGCAGGCGGTAGGGGAAGCTCGAATTGGCATCGTCGACGAACTCGCAGTCGTAGAGGTTGCGGAATTCGTCCTCGCTGCTCTCAAGGCGCAGCTCCTCGATGTCGATCAGCTCGCCCATGCCGGCCGCGACCGCATCGTGCACGGTGACGATCTGGCACCAGCTGCCGTCCGGCATGATCCGGCCGTCCTTCAGCGCCTTGTGCGACAGGTCGAACAGCTGCTGCTGCGCCTTGGGGCGCCCGCGATTCCATTCCTCGCCCGACCAGAAGGCATAGGCCTCGTGCGTCTTGGTCGATGGGGTCGAGAAATAGGTGCGCTTGTAGATCGTGTGCGTCGCCATCGCCGCGGCGACCTTGCGCAGCTGGGCGAAGCCGACCGTCCAGAAGAATTCGTCGAAGTAGAAGTCGCCGCTCTCGCCCTGCGCGGTGTTGGAGTTGGTCGAGAGCGGGTAGAGCCCGACCGGATCGAGGCTCAGCGGATCGCCCGCTTCGTCGACCAGCGCCGACAGGTCGAGCATCATCGGGTCGCCCTTCAGGTCGACGCCGGTCACCCGCTTGACCCAGCCCACGATCTCGCGCCGGAACTTCATCGCCTGCCGCTTGGAGGCGGACAGGAAAATCTGGTTGCGCGGCTGCTCGCCCGCGAGCACGGCCTCGGCAATCTTGGCCACCGCCTCGCGGGCGAAGTACCAGGTCGCGCCGATCTGGCGGCTCTTCAGGATCTTGCGGGTGCGCTGGTCGCGCTGTTCCCACCAGGCGCGCTGGTGCCCGAAATTGTTGGCGAGAAAATCGTCGAGCAGCGCCTGCCACTGCTCGCGGGTCAGCTGGTTCTTGCGCTTTTCGGCCCGCTTGGCCTTGGCCGCATCGTCGTTCCGGCGCTCGATATTGGGGTTGAGGTCGCCCTCCTTCCCGGTGTCGGTGAATTTCCGCACCCGCGCCGTGCGTTCGAGCTGGCGCATGAGGAAATCGACCCGCTTCATGTCGCCCTCGGTGAAGGGTTCCTTGTCGAGCAGGGTGGCGATCTTCGCCTCGAGCCGGTCCTCGACGATGTCGACCGGGGCCGCGTTGGCCCACTTGTCGCGGCGCTTCCAGCTGTTGATCGTCTGGTAGGGGATGCCGTATTCGGCGCTGATCTGGGCGACCGTCCAGCCCCGCCAGTAAAGCGAGCGCGCCATGCGCCGCATCGCCGTCCACGCTTCGCGGCCGTCGCTGACTTCGTCCGGGGCAGGGGCTTTGGGCAGGTGCATGGCCTTGCCATGCACCCCTCGCCCGCCCTTCGCGCCAGAAGGTTGCGCGGTGGAACGCGCTTCCACCCGCCCGCGCCGTTGCATGAAGCCCCCCGGGCGGGGCCTTAGTGCCCCCAACGTCACGAGCCACCAGCTGGAGCCCTTGCCCCATGAAGACCAAACGTTTCCTGCTCGCCACGTCCGGCGCCACCGTGGACGGCCGCTCGATCGAGGCCGAGCACCTGCGCCAGATGGCCAAGAGCTATGACCCCAAGGTCTACAGCGCGCGGCTCAACATCGAACACATCCGCGGGATCAGCGGCGAAGGCCCGTTCCGCGCCTATGGCGACGTGCTCAGCCTGGAAACCGAGGAAGTCACCGTCGACTTCAACGGCAAGCCCGAACAGCGCACCGCCCTTTACGGCGTGTTCGACGTGACCGAGGATGCCAAGGCCCTCAACGACGCCGGCCAGAAGCTCTACCCCTCGATCGAGATCCATCCGAACTTCGCGGACAAGGGCTACGCCTACCTCATGGGCTGCGCGCTGACCGACAGCCCGGCCTCGATCGCGACCGAGCGCCTGCAGTTCACCAGCCAGCTCAGCGCCGCGGTGCCTGGCATCCAGCGCTTCTCGCGCGAGGACAAGTCCGACGCGGCGCTGCTCGAATTCGACGTGGCTGCCACGCCGGAATCGACCGGGCTGCTGTCCGGCCTCAAGGGCATCCTCGACGGCTTCGCCGATCGCTTCGCCCCGAAGACCGAGACCCCGGCGCAAACCCAGACCCCGGCCGATCCCGCCGCGCAGCCCGCCGGCTTCACCGCCGAAGATCTGCGCACGGTCTTCACCGAGCTGGCGACCTCGATCGACAAGTCGATCACTGCCCTGCGCACCGAGACCCGCGAGACCACCGACGCGCTCGAAATGAAGCTCTCCAAGCTGCAGCAGCGCGAGGAAGCCACGCCGCCCTCGACCTACCGCCAGCGCCCGGAAAGCGCCGGCACCAAGGGCAACTTCGTCCGCACCGACTGCTGATTTCGCCGCCCTTCGGGGCAGTCACTCACACTCACCTCGGCCCCGCTAAAACCGAACAAGGATCAGGCCCATGCGCAAAGAAACCCGCGCTCTCTTCAATGGTTACGTGTCGCAGATCGCGCTTCTGAACTGCATCGCGGTCGCGGACGTGTGCACCAAGTTCAGCGTCGAACCGGTGGTCGAGCAGCGCCTCGAGGATCGCATCCGCGAATCCAGCGAGTTCCTGATGGCGATCAACATGATCCCCGTCACCCAGCAGAGCGGCCAGAAGCTCGGCGTCGGCGCGGGCCGCCGCCTGGCGGGCCGTGTGGATACCTCCGGCGGCACCCGCCGCAATCCGGCGGCGATCGGCAACAACAACCTCAAGCACGAGTACAAGTGCGAAAAGACCAATTTCGACTGGTCGCGCCGCTACGAACTGCTCGATGCATGGCGCCACCGCCCCGAGTTCGAAGCGCTGATCCGCGACGACATCGTGCACCAGCAGGCGCTCGATCGCATCTGCATCGGTTGGCACGGCGAAAGCGTCGCCGCGACCACCAACATCGCCACCAACCCGCTGCTGCAGGACGTCAACAAGGGCTGGCTGCACCACATCCGCGAGGAAGCGCCCGCGCAGGTGATGGATGACGGCGCGCTGACCGTCTACGACACCGGAGCGAACAACCCGGGCCTCAAGGCGATCTACGTCAAGGCCGGTGTCGAGCTGTTCGATCCGAGCCTCGACAATGCCGTGACCGCCGAGGCGGACTATTCGTCGCTCGACGCGCTGGTGCTCGATGCCAAGCGCCTGATCCACGAAAGCCACCGCGGTGACACCGATCTGGTGGTGATCGTCGGGCACGATCTGGTCGACGACAAGTATTTCAACATCGCCCAGAAGACCGGGGCGACCGCGACCGAAGTCGAAGCCACCGATCGCATCATCCGCTCGGAGAAGATGCTCGGCGGCCTGCCGGCCATGCGGGTGAGCAGCTTCCCGGGCAACGCCCTGCTGATCACCAAGCTCAGCAACCTGTCGATCTACTGGCAGGAAGAAACCCGCCGCCGGCAGCTGGTCGACGAACCCGAGTTCGATCGCATCGCCAACTATGAATCGGTGAACGAAGCCTACGTGGTCGAGGAATACGAGATCGCGTCCCTGGTCGAGAACATCGTCATCGGTGCGGCCCCGGCTCGCTAGGCCGACTGACGAATACCCGAGGGGTGTTGAGGGCGGCGGCTGACATCCGGGTCGGCCGCCGCAAGAGCCCGGACATGAAGCTGGCGAACGGTGTGCGAGTGGAAGCGCACTCCTCAGTAACCAGCACCCCCGCCGCCGGATCGCGCGGGGACCATTTCAGGAGGCACCGCATGTCCTACAGCCCCGCCCTTCGCAACCGCCAGCGCAAGCTCGCCGCCCTTGCCGGGGGCACCGTGGCCAGCGCCCGAGCCGCTGCCGCGCCCGATCCCGCCAGCGCCGCAGGGCAGGAATATGCCGTCCTGCGCGCCGTGCTCCACGACAACCTGCGCAAGCTGCAGGACGTCGAGAGCCACGAAGCGCGGATCCCGATGAAGCAGGACTTCATGCGCGAATTCGGCCCGTGGGTGAGGGGCGTGATCGAGGCTGACAAGCCGGTGCAGGACGAAGTGCTGCTGACCTGCATGGTGTGGGCAGTCGATTGCGGCGAGTTCGAAGATGCGCTCGCCCTTGGCCGCTTTGCCCTCAAGCACGGCCTCACCATGCCCGAACGCTACAACCGCTCGGTCGCCTGCTTCCTGCGCGAGGACATCGCCGAGGTTGCGCTCAAAGACCCGGCCGCCGTGGCGCACGGGCTGATGATCGAGCTCGATGCGCTCACCGCCGCCGCCGACATGCCCGATCAGGCCAAGGCCAAGCTCGACAAGGCGCTGGGCCGCAGCTGGCTGGCCAAGGCCGAGGGCTTCGACCCCAGCGACGAAACCGGCCCTGCCGGCGGCGCCGCAGCCTACGCCGAAGCGGCGCTCGAAAGCCTCAAGCGCGCCAAGAAGCTCAACCCCAAGGCGGGCGTGGTGAAGGACATCGAGCGCGCGGAAAAGCTCCTGCGCGCCGCCGCGCCGCCGAGCGGGGAATAGAATTCCG